CGTCCAAGCCCTCTCTGAATTATTAGTACGGGAACGGATAGAAGAAAATACGCTATGGAAGATAGTTGCTGAAGAAATTGTAGCCAAAGATGGTGTATACCGAGCAGTTAATTATTTGAATCAACGTAGCCAAGAGTTGCACGCCCAACTCACACCAGAAAGTAAGGAGGGGCAGATATGAGTAAAACAATTATTTGCTTTAGGGGTCGTTGTAGTACTTGGGGTAAAAGCTGGAAATATCATATGTGGACTGCTAAAGAAACCATAGATGAAGGTGAACGTACTGGTGAAGTAGTAACTACAAAATCAGATACCTGTTACCGATGTGGATTTACAAAAGAGGAGGCTAAGAATGACTAACCAAGACACCCTACCCCAGCAAATAATGTTCGCTAAGGTTGACAAAACAGTTAGGAATAGTTTATGACCCTACTAGATGATAAAGCACTACGAGAAGTAATAGCTAATACGATTTACTTTAATGGTGTGAAGAATGGTCAGATTGACCCAGAAGATAATAAGGCAGTAAGTCGAATGTTTGACCTCGTGAAGGAACAACAACGGGCGTATGGGGAAGCTGCACGTTCTAATGACCCACACCTATGTGAGTTTGGACATGAAGTTTATAGCCACAAGACGGTAGATGGATATTGTTGTGCTTGTGAAGCTGATATTGCATTTATGGAAGGGGGTAAGTAATGGCTAAAGATGCACATAGAATGTCGATACAAAACAACACTAAAGATTATAGTGAAGAACTAGATAAAATATTTCCATGCGATTGTGCATTTACTAAAGGGTTCGCCTATAAGGTCGGTGACACTTGTGACGGTAGTTGTGTACTTGCTAGCTATAGAGAGCGTGTTGCCAACCTCCTCCATAAACAAGATATACAAAGCCGTTTGGCGGAAATCAAATCAACTAAGGAAAACTCTGATGTGGCCTACCTTAGCGAAGACTGGTTTGCTGACGAAAATATTAAAGATAATTCTGCGCATGAAGTGCCATTGTCATACTTCGTAACCCATATCACTTCATTAGAACAAGAATTGGAGACAAATTCATGAACAAGGAATATATAAAATTAACCTTGCTGAATAATTTCAATACGATAATAGGTGATGGTGGAAAGTCGGGTACTTCTAAATATTGGGAAGTTCTCAACGAAAGTGTACTAGGCTCAATGGTTATCAAATCAAAAAGTGGCGTAGCTTATATATTTGGGAAAGATGTAGTGGACGAGGTTTGGACTAGCAGCCCAACATTTTTAGTACCAAGCGGAATGATGTTTAAGATAGAAAAAGACTTTAAGCGTACATGGTACGGCCGATATTTTAAGGAAGCGAGTAAGCAATGAATGATAAACCAGAAAAATTAGTAGTTGTTATTAACGAAAATATAATAGTATCTGTAGTTAAAGATATTTTTACTTTCGGAATGTTCGCAGGGCTTATGTATTTTAACCACCAATATCTAGATGGAAACGGGTGGATTGACATGGCATTTATACTATTTGTTTTCTTGTTTCTTACAGCTAGAAGTAGCAAATCAGTATTTAGAGGCACAAAATCAGAAGCAATTAAATGGTTACAATAAAAGGTAAGCAATGAAAACAATTAAAGAGGAATGGCTACCTGTTGCTGGTTATGAAGACGAGTATCAAGTAAGTAATCTTGGTTCAGTAAAGTCATTAAATAGATACACTAAGAGTAGGTTCAGCTTGAAGAAAAGCCCCGGTAAAGTACTAAAAGGTGAAGTTGGGAAGGTAGGATATATAAGGTTTCAGCTGTCTAAAAACGGTATTACCAAGAGATATTTTATACATAGATTAGTCGCTAGCGCTTTTATACCAAACTGAGAGAATAAACCCTGTGTAAATCATATTAATAGTGACAAATCTAACAACAAATCAAAAAACTTGGAATGGGTGACACACAAAGAAAATACCCAACATGGACTTAAAGCAGGCACTATAAAATGTGTACCGAAGAAAACCCATTGCAAGAATGGACACCTACTCGCCGAAACTCAATTTTTTTATAAGAGCGGTGCTAGGCAGTGTTCAATTTGTTATCAGATTTATATAAAAGCATATAGAATAAAGCGACGTGAATACATACGCAGTATTAAAGCAAAAGAACTGTTAGGAGAGTAAATGAACATAACACTCAAAACAGGTAGCCAGATGGTAGACGTGAAGGGCAAAAAATATTTAGTAACAATAGAAAGATTATAGAGGTATAATGTTTGAAGTATTAGTAACCATACTTCTTATCCTTATATTGCTAAGTGTTGCATAAGTTGTTATACTACCAGCATTATTTAATGGAGCGAACACAACGATGGCTCAATCTCCTGTTGGACGACCAACTAAATACACTCAAGAAATAGCAGACCTCATATGTGAACAGCTTGCAATGGGTATATCTATGCGTTCAATATCTAAAGATGATGTTTTTCCTGCAATGAGTACGATGTTTAAATGGCTCAGAGAACATAAAGAGTTTTCGGAGCAATACGTGAAGGCTAAGCAAGAATCAGCAGATGCTATGGCAGAGGAAATACTCTATATAACAGATACGCCTGAGCGTGGGATGATTGTTACTACAAAAGCAGATGGGACTATTGAGACAAAAGAAGAAGACATGTTAGGACATAGGCGTTTACAGGTAGATACTCGTAAATGGTTGATGGCTAAGATGAAGCCTAAGGTATATGGCGACAAGCTTGATATGACGAGTGACGGTAAAGCATTGCCATCTCCTATTTTAAACGGCATATCTATGCCTAATAATACCAACCTTGATATAAATGAAGCAAAGTAGTGCCGAGATTTACGGCCTGGTATAATTTACCTACTAAAAAACTTATCATGGATGATATAAATGGCATTTACTGAAACAACAGCGCTGCATAAGATAGCCCGGCTTCGTAAGCGCATACGTGGTGTATCAGGTGGTACGAGTGCTTCTAAAACTATTAGCATTCTTATGTGGCTTATCGACTATGCACAGACACGAGAAGGGGAACTAATTAGTGTAGTATCGGAAAGTATTCCACACCTTAAACGTGGAGCTATGCGTGACTTTCTTAATATTATGCAACAACAACATTACTACAAAGAAGACTTATGGAACCGAACTGACTTCATCTATACCTTTGAAACAGGTAGTAAGATTGAGTTCTTCTCAGCCGATGCACCAGACAAGGTGCGTGGCCCAAGGCGTGACGTCCTGTACATGAACGAGGCTAATAACATGACCTATGAGACCTATACGCAGCTTGAGGTTCGTACTCGCAAACTAGTATGGATTGACCATAACCCCGTCAACGAATACTGGTGGTACTCCGAAGTCATGCCCAATAACGATGTAGACTTCCTCACCCTTACCTACCTTGACAACGAAGCACTTGACCCCTCTATCGTTCAATCAATCGAATCACGTAAGAACAATACTGCTTGGTGGCGTGTCTATGGCCTTGGGCTACTTGGCGAGGTCGATGGTAAGATTTATAAAGGTTGGAATATCATCGACTTTATACCGCATGAGGCAAAGCTTGTCAGCCGTGGTCTAGACTTTGGGTTTTCTAACGACCCCACAACAATCATTGACGTATATAAATATAATGGTGGCTTTATCCTTGACGAACGTCTCTACCAAAAGGGAATGCACAACAAGCCTATCGCTGACTTTCTGCTTAACCTAGAAGACCCACAGATGACAGTATTTGCTGATAGCAGTGAGCCAAAGAGTATTGATGAGATACGAACATATGGAGTCAACATCCTCGGGGCTAAAAAGGGCAAAGACTCAATTAACCAAGGTATTGACTATTTACAAGACCAACGCATCTCAATGACAAAGCGCTCAACCAACCTTATTAAGGAGTATCGTATGTATATGTGGGAAACAGATAAAGACGGCAAGATACTCAACACTGCCATTGACCTATGGAACCATGCGCTAGATGCCGTGCGGTACGCCGTCGAAACCTATAGCCGTAGTTATGCAACAATTGCCGGTATCGTGACCTCAACGCCATATGGACAGCTTAAGACGAATCCTTTTGAGATAGATGAGAACGGACAAGCACACGGGATGTATGACATCGGTCGAGTTGTTAAGAATAATGCAGAATGGGAGGACGTCTGATGTATATAACAATGTACATCTACACCAGCCAGCTACCCGGCTTTGAGTTACAA